GTGTATGTTATTTTCTCATCCTCTGAGATGAGAACAATGTCTTATCTTCCATCAATGAAAACCTACCAATTTTTCTTTGAAAATCTTAATGAGTTTATAGACGCCTCTGGCTTAAAAAGAAGGTATAATTATAATAAAAATGAATTAAATTTTAATTTTATTTATAAGAAAAACATAACCATTGACACAAGGGAACAAAAGCCTATAAAATTGAAAAATTATGATATAATTAATGAAAAATTAGACTTCGGCGACTATTCATGTGATAGGGTTTTAGCTGTCGAAAGAAAATCTCTTAGCGATCTGGTTTCGACTCTATCATCTGGATTTGAAAGGTTCAATAGGGAAATAGATAGGGCGAAATCAATTGGCGGATATATAATTGTTGTTACTGAGTGTGATATTAATAAATTTTTATCATTTTCATATTCAAGAACTGGGAAATTTGCAAAAGCTTCGCCGGATTTTATATTTCATAGGTTTAGAGATGTGTGCAAGAACTTTCCAGAAAACGTGCAATTTTGTTTTTCGGGTGGTAGGACTGAGTCTTCTGACTTGATTCCAAAAATATTGTCAATGGATGCGGAAAGTGCTAAAAAATTAGATTTTCAATACTTATTGGACCATAAGCTTATTTAATATATGTGGGAAGTAGGAAATCAAGATATTGTAATTCCAGAAAGGCACTTTAATGAAGATCTCGTTGAAATGCGTGGGGAAATGGACGACGCTACTGCCAGAATAACGTTGGCAAAATTTTTAAAATCAAACATTGGTTTAACAACTGAGCTTTTTCTTGGTATTAAGTTAGAAAAATATCAAGAAATAACTATTAAAGCCATGTTTAATAGGAACTTCAGTATGTTGACATGGGGCAGAGGAGCTTCGAAAAGTTTTTGCGCTGCTGTTTTTTGTATACTTCAATGCATATTTGAGCCTGGAACTAAAATACTTATAGCGTCTGCTAATTTTAGAACATCTCGCCGTCTTTTTATGGAAATAGACAAAATGCTTAATTCTAAAGATGCGAGTTTGGCAAAACAGTGTTTTAAAGATCCGGTGAAAAGAAATGATGAATATGTTTATCCTGTCGAACAGCCTAATGGCGGCTCAATAACTGCGATACCTTTGGGTGGAGAAAATACAAGAGGTTATCGCGCATCAGTTTTGATTATTGATGAGTTTCTCTTGATGCCTAAAGATATAGTTGAAAGAGTTCTTATGCCATTCATGAGTTCGCCATTAGATGTTGCTGAAAGAATTAGAGTTAGAGAGGTCGAGGATCAAATGATCAAAGCCGGAAGAATGCAGGAAAAGGATAGGACTGTATTTAAAAATATGAACAAGATGATAACATTGAGTTCGGCCAGTTATACTTTTGAGTACTTGTTTGAATTATATTCCATATGGTCTGATATAATCAGAGATCCTAATATATTGGCAGATTCGGAAAAAATTGGCGAAGATAGAATGGAAGCAATGAAAAATTCAACTTATTTTGTTTCTCAAATGAGTTATGAATCACTTCCTGAACATATGATCGATCAAGGCGTTATCCAGCTCGCAAAAAGTGGTGGAATTAGTCATTCGGCATTTCTTAGAGAGTATTGCGCTAGATTTGTTGATGGTGGTGATGGCTATTTTTCACCAAAAAAGATGACATTATGCACAGTACCAAATGGTCAATATCCTACAACTAAGATAGTTGGAGATAGAGATAAAAAATATGTTTTAGCTATAGATCCGAGTTTTAGTGCTTCAAAAAGCTCTGACTATTTTGCTATGGCTGTTTTGGAATTGAATGAGGAAGATGGCACTTCAGTTTACATACATGGATATCAAAAAGCTGGCACGAGTATACAGGACCACATTAAATATTTTTATTATCTATTAACTCATTTTAATATTAGTCTTATTATAATTGACAACGCGGGCGGTGATCAATTTATTGAAGCAGCTAATGGATCTGCAATATTCAAAGCAAAAGGTATGAAAGTTGGATTTTTCGAGTTCAATTCTGATAAAGAGGGGGACGAGTATAATGAAATGCTTAAAGAAGCAAAATCCCAATACAATATTGATACTAAAACAATATGCATTAAGCAATATTTTACATCTTCATTCATTGGAAGGGCTAACGGATATCTTCAAAGTTGCATTGATCACAAGAGGGTATGGTTTGCCAGCGCCTCGTGCGCGCATCCAGACATAGTAAATCAAATGTTTTCTTTGAATATTCCAATAGAATACATATATCCAAAAGGTATAGATGATGCGCCAGATGACGCTTTGGAAAGGGCAAAGCTGGGAATAAGGGACTTTATGGAGCAGCAAGACTTTATTATAAAAGACACTAAAGATCAATGCGCACTAATTCAAGTTTCTTCTACAGCTCGTGGAACTCAAAGTTTTGATTTGCCCGGACACTTGAGAAGGTTGACGAGTGCCAATAAGCCAAGAAAAGATAATTATTCCGCATTAATGCTTGGTAATTGGGCTGTTAAAGTTTATTTTGATCTTAATTCCGAAAGAGCCGAAAAGCCGAAATACAATTTTACTCCTTTTTTTCTATAAAACGTGTAGAATTATATAATAATATTATTACAACTGATAATTTAATCAATTAAAATAAAGGAAAATTAATGCCTAGACAAAAAGCAGAAAAAGCCAATTCGTTTAATACGCAGCAAGTTGAAGCTTCTATAAAAAAAGAAAGAATGGAACTCCCTCAAGCTGTTATGGCTAGCCTTGATGATGATTTGAGCGTTGCTAGCGCTTCATCTTGCGAGAGAACTGGTGAAACCAGCATGAGGAGAAATACTGCGGCATCAATTACTAAAACTGATAGATTTTCCAATATTGAAAGAGGCGTGGTTCCTTTTATTTATGGAACTGGAAAAGGCAATTATGATTCGAATATTTCTGCAAAAGATACCATCGTCCTCTGTCAGAAGGCTTATTGGAATGTTCCGATCTTTCGAAATACAATAGACTTAATGACTGAGTTTAGTCTATCTGATATTTACTTAACAGGCGGAAATGAACAAAGTCGCAAATTTTTTTATCTCTGGTTGCAAAAAATAAATTCTTGGGATTTACAAGACCAATTTTATAGAGAGTTTTATCGCAGTGGAAATATTTTCATATATAAATTCAGGGCAGATTTTGGAAGAGATAATATGATGAAAATTCAGGAGGCTTTTGGCGCAGAGTCTGCAGAAATTGAGGATAATTCGTCTACAATTCCTGTTAAGTACATTATTTTAAATCCTGCTGATATTAATATCATCACTTCCTCTTCATTTTTGGACAATGTATATGTCAAAATGTTAAATGATTATGAATTGCAGAATTTAATCAATCCTAAAACTGAGTCAGATAGGCAAATTGCTGAAAAAATACCAGAAATCAAAAAGATAATAGAAAGAAACAAGGGCAAGGTTTCAAAAGGCATGCCTTCAGGATTGAATAATGTCGGACTTGAATTAGACAAGGATAGGTTGGTTGCGGTTTTCTATAAAAAGCAAAATTATGAACCACTTTCTGTCCCAATGGGTTTTGCCGTGCTTGAAGATATAAATTCGAAATTAGAGCTTAAAAAAATTGATCAAGCTATTGCCAGATCTGTACAACAAGCGGTGTTGATGATAACAATGGGCGATGAGAAGGTTGGAATGCCAAGCGCGCAAAATTTAGTTTCGATGAGGAAACTTTTTGAAAACCAGAGCGTTGGGAAAGTTCTCGTTGCCGACTACACAACTAATGCAAAATTTGTGATACCCGATATTGGCAATCTCCTTGATCCAAAGAAGTATGAGATATTAGACAATGATATTAAAATGGGATTAAATAGTATTCTTTTTGGTGATGAAAAGTTTTCTAATACTTCTATTAAGGTTAAGGTGTTTTTTGCCAGATTAAAATATGGAAGAGAGAAATTTTTAAGAGATTTTTTGATTCCAGAAATGAAAGAGGTTGGCAAGGCTCTTGGTTTTAAACAAATTCCAACCCCGAAATTAGAGGATATTGATTTTGAGGATAACGTTTTAATGAGTAGAGTATATTCAAGATTAATTGAACTTGGCGTGCTCACCCCAGAGGAGGGGTTTGACGTTTTTCAAACTGGAAGACTCCCAACTCCGGAGGAGAGTTTGGAGTCTCAGAAAAAATACAAAGACTTGCGAGCAAATGGATATTATCAGCCCTTAATTGGCGGCACTAAAGAAGCTGGCGCACCTTCTAGTAGCGGATCAAGTAAAAGTCCATCTGGAAATTCAGGTAGACCTTCTGGAACAGGTGGAACCAAACAAATTTCTCCGCGAGTTAAAGCTTCGAGATCTATTGACGAAGTTGATGCTATCGATAATAAATTTAGTTGTGATAAAATGAAGAAAGTGGTGTCGTCGCTGACGCTGTTAGAGAAAAAAATAGAATCAATATTGAAGGCTAAATTCAATATTAAAAAACTGAATAAAGAACAGTCCGGAATTGTTTCGGATATGTCTATTCTAATAGTTCAGAATGAAGAATTAGAAAACTGGAATGAGGTTTGCGCTGAATATGTAGAAGATCCATCTAAATCTAATTCAGATATATATAACAAAATAGATGAATTGGCGGCGTCTCATGGATTAGACAATAGATCTGCGGCTATTCTTTATCATAGTAAATTGTAATTAATATGGCTATTAATAAAATAAAATTAAAACAAATTGATGCGGATTTTCCCGCATTGGTTGGGCAATATGGATCTGGATATTTTGCGAGTACTGGGAGTTTGAATAGTTTATCTGGTCAAAGTGTAAAATATTCAGATTTAGCTACTGGCGCTTTTGTTTATACGACTGGCAGTCAAAATATCAGTGGGTCTAAAAATTTTATGAGTCGTCCAGCAATAAGTGGAGTTGGAATTGCTACTTTAGGCGAGATTGTATCAATAGATGGCGACAATGCTATTTTTGGTGATAATACTTTTACGGGGTCTAATATTTTTTTGAATAGTACTAAATTTCAAAATAATAATGTTCAATTCGATAATTCTAGTTTTACATTTGTTGATTCAACGTCTTTAGATAATTTAACTAATAGTCTTACTAAATTTGTTAAGACTACCGGCAACCAGATTGTAGATGGAGTAAAAACCTTTAGAAGTGGAATTAAAGTTGGTGGAGCTGGCGGAAGTGGCGTATTATACAGTGGACAAATAAACCCTGTTTATGTTAGCGGCATAACTGGTAATTCCAATAGGTATTTAACTTTTGTAGAAAATACTGGGAATGGGTTTAAGAATATGCAAATGTATACTGGACTTGCATACAGTGCCTTTACCGAAACGCTCAGCGTCAAAATTTTTTCCGGTAATTTGAGTGGTAATTCTTTAACTGCGACCACCGCAACTATTGCAAGCAAGTTATCTGGAAAAAACCCAATTGCCAGTATAAATGGAACGGGCTTCGATGGTTCTCAAGATATTGTTGTTTATCCAAGCGGAAATCCTGATTCGTCTGATAATATTAGATATTTATTATTTACAGACAATACAAGTAATGGATATAAAAATATTTCATTTGATAACAAAATAGGTGTAAATCCATCTAGCGGTTTTATTTCGGGTTCTACTTTTATCGGGGGGTTTAGAGGGAATGCTTTAAATGCCTTCACTTCTGCGGCTTTAGATATTGGTACAGTTGCTCCTGGCGGCGTAATAAATTTTAATTTTCCAGTTGGAAATCCTAACTATACAATGACCAGTGGTGCTTTTGCGCCGGCTGGAACTACTGCGATAAGAAATTTAGGATCTTCCTCATTTAGATGGAAGGAGGTATTTGCAAGCGTCGGTACAATAAATACTTCTGATAGAAATTTAAAAACAGAAATATCAGAAATACCTGACTCTTGGTTGGATGCTTGGCAAGAAGTAGATTATGTTAGATATAAATTTAAAGATTCTGTTGCTCAGAAGGGGTTATCTGGAGCCAGATGGCACCTTGGTCACATTGCGCAAGATATTTACGAAAAGTTCGGCGCTCATAATTTAAATGCCTTTGATATAGGAATGTTATGTTATGATAAATGGGATGAATCAGTGGATCAGAATGGAAATATAATCCCATCTGGAGAAATTTGGTCTATTCGCCCAGATGAATGTCAATTTATGGAGATGGCTTTAATGAGAAGATCAATAAACAGATTAAAAAGTGGAATTTTAATTTAAAAAAAGTGTAACTAAACATATTATGGACCATTTTCTTATACAAACAAAACTTCTTTTAACTGGCGAACAAGCTCCATTTACTGGTGAATCTGTGAATATTGCAAGAGCAAGAAATGTTGGATTTACTACTTACGCAAGCGGAGATGGATCGGTAACCCTTCAATACAAAAGCCCATTTTTTGAAGACAGTTGGGTTAACTTTTATAGCTTTACTGGTCTCACGACTGGGTATGCAGAACCTACTTATTTGACCACTCCTATAGTTGAAGTTAGAGCTGTATCGAGTGGGAATGGAAAATTCTGGGCTGGTTTAACTGCTCAAAATTAATTTAAAAAATGATTAATCAATCTATACTTAGCATCGAAAGGAGTATTTCTACTCAGGCGGGTAGCGTTTCAATAACTGGAGCGGCAAGTGGCTTGCCAATTGGTGGAACCGCTGGTCAGATTCTTGCTAAGCAGAGTAATAATAATTATGATGCCCATTGGATTAATCAGCAGGCAAGTGATGCGGAATTTTTATTGCAAACGGTTTATAACGGACCAGGATCGACAATAGGCAAGGGTGAGGTCGTTTATGTAGTTGGCGCACAGGGAACTTCTGTAATAGTTGATAGGGCTATAGCTAGTTTTTCTCACGATTCTGAAGTAATTGGTGTGGCGTTAGATAGTATTCTTAGCAATCAAACCGGAATAATTGTTATTCATGGCATAATTAATGGTTTAAATACTGATAGTTTTTCAGAAGGAGATAGATTATATTTGTCTGCCGTTTCTTACGGACAAATAACGAACGTGCAACCCTCTGCTCCGAATCATGCTGTTTTAATTGGTTATTGTGTTAAAAAGGGAATAACGGACGGATCTATTTATGTAAACGTTAACGACGGGCAGCATTTAAAAGAATTGCATGATGTAAATATAGATTCCGCGATTAGTGGGCAATATCTTTTTCTTGACAACGACCAAATTTGGAAAAATAAAACAATAGAATATACTGACGTTAGTGGTTTAACTGGCATTTTATCCGGACTATATCCACGTAGTAACCCAAGTGGATATATTTCTGGAATAGAAAACTTGGTTTATACAACTGGTGATCAATCTATAAGTGGAAATAAGATTTTCAAAAATTTGCTGCAAGTAAGCGGACTAGAAGCTGGATTGGGAAATCAGCTGCCGACTTTCTATGTAGAGGAAGGACGCGTTGGAGTCAATAACGAAAATCCCACTTCGGCTTTGGATGTTAGCGGTCTTGCAAAATTTAGCGAAAGACCATTTGTTAATGGAACGGGAGTAGTATTAAGTGGAGAAATTGATGCCCCCAGCCTTTATCCAAGAAGCAACCCAAGCGGTTTCATTACAGGAGTTGATACGTCGAATTTCTATACGAATAATAACCCGAGCGGTTTTATTACTGGCGTTGACACCGCGAATTTCTATACGAATAATAATCCTAGCGGTTATATTACTG